AAGAATTTATATTCTAATTGAATACATAAACTTACCATTTCTCAGAAAATGGCCCCAACAGTGGGGTTAAAACTGTTTTATGGAGTTACCTCCAACCGAAAAGTGGTAGACCAGTTCCTAGATGCAAAAGCATGGAATGATGGCAACCCAAGTAAGGGAAGAGGAATGTTGACGATTGGAAGTAGTTACACATATACTATTTTTCAACCCCAACTTCAACTTCATGATATCCTGACGACTCTAAGCCTAACGGACTTGACGACGAACAGAATGGATTTAAAAGACGACGACAAATGCCAAACGGATTTAACGACGAAAGGTGATAATATGTTGACGACCAGCCTAACGGAAACACAGATTTATACCTTGACGACCAAGTGTGTGGGGGAGGCCCCGAATCACTTAAAATGGACAATGGAATTGATGACGATCGATACATGCTTACCAGCTTGTCTGACTAAGTATGAGGATTCTACCCTTGTGCGACCCTTACCGGGGAAGTGCTTGGATGGTCCTAGGCTAGGCGTATCCACCAGAGGGCTCGAGGATGACTCGCCCCCGGCAATTTTGGCTATCCATGGTGGTAGTGGAGCGTTGATGCTGAATTGCGGAGAAATTCCGTACAGTGTATAAGGCGATGATTACATACTCAAAACCCGTTATCGATGCTTTTGTGTCGAAATGCAATGATCTGATTATGGAGTATTTAAAGAATCTCGGGCAAAAGATTACAGCTCAAGTAGCCCCCTTCATGCTAGACATAGTAGGTCTCATTGTTGATATTGTAGACATCGCAACATCACACTCGCGCTGGCCAAGGTTAACAGCCTTTGCCTTTCACGCTGCGGCGGTAGTCACTAGAATTTGCGCGTTATTGAAACTCCAACAAAAGGTAGAGGACCTATCTGGCTATTTCGTAGCAGTATTAGCTCACTTATTTGGTACAGAATCTCAAGCATTTGGCGATGTGGATATAACTAGACTCCTCAAGCCAATTACGACATTCCTTACTGTCTTAATAGGAATGGTCATCCCTGGCGTTTCCGCCCGGGAACTCGCTGTTTATAGCAGAATCAGCAGCGATCTTGGTGGCGCAACAAGCGACATATTGCGCAATGTGATTGACATGTTTAAACCAACGGACACACCGGAAGATCTTTCTGACCGCATAAATGTGTTGACGAGACGAGCCGATGAACTGCTTGCACAGCCTTTACCGTTCTTCGCGAAGACCGGTACTACCGAACTTCAGGCTTTGGTTGATGAAGTTCAAGGCCTTTTGAGACTTCACCATCTAAAGTCTCCTGAGTTCAAGTTCATATTTGACACCTTGTCACGCAAAATGATGTCTTTGAATCTCAAGATTAGGGAAGTCGGGGAACTAGGAAGCAATGTAGGAATTCCCCGACAAATACCAGTCCAGATCACCTTCGTAGGTGAGCGTGGGCACGGTAAAACATTTGCTCTTAACAAATTGTATGAGGAAATCTGTCGTTTGAAAGGCCGAATGTTGGGAGTGCACACTATCCAGGATACTCCGGATAACTTTGCACCCCCCTTTTCGAACGAGGAATTTCTCATCATTGACGAATACCTCGCGACTCATGAAAGTACCGCCATATCGATGATGAACAACCTGATATCATCTACTCCGATGTTCCAGAACAGTGCGTTCGTGAAATTCATGGTTCCCAAGTTCAAGTTCGTGGCTTGCGCCTCGAACATTGCGGGACCGGAAAAGATCGAATCAAAACAGGCCAACTGGCACCTTGAGATGCAGCGCGCCTTCTGGTCTCGACACAACTTTTTCAAAGTTGTGCAACCCGATTTCGATGATACCAGAGGTCGCCACGAACAAGTGCGTCGCATGGAAACCCAATTCTTCCCTGGAAGACTTGTGGATAGGGGCGCCCTACAAACACAAACTGTGGAGTGGTCCCAACATCCTTTGACGCTAGCTCAAGTTGCTGAATGGGCTGTAGACCAGGAAGCCATGTTTGCCGCAAAGTACGAGAATACTATGCGCGAACGTCAAGAACTGATTGAAGAAGTCACTGCCCCGGCGCAAGCCCAGGCGGCAGGGTCCCCGAAGGTCTTGTTGATTCACGGACCCCCGGGAACCGGAAAGACACAATTCATGGAGAATTATCTTTCGCAATGGGTCTCCTCCCAAGGAAGCCTTGTGAAATTTAAGACCATCCCTGATTACATTCCTACGGAAAAATTCATCGTTCTTGATGATTGCGCTCAGCATGATCTGAAAGCGTACAAGCACTTATACGACAATCTGGAGAGCAACCAAGTGCTTATAAACATTATGAATCTCATGACACCAACTCATCGATGGCGCACGTCAAACACAATCGGCATCAAAGTCGACGAAGAACATTACCTCAGACGGCTAGGACTCACACAGCCTTGTTGGTGGGGGTGGTCTTGGTACACTCCACCGGTTGCCCCGAATATGGAAATCCAATACCAGACCGATCGTGTGTTGGTCGATGGGCGGCAAATCGCTGGGGATCCCATTCCCGAACTCGACGGGCTCATTACCCGCTTCACATCTGGATTGACACTCATCAAGGGATCTCCACCAGTTGAGATGACTTTTGACTTGGAATTGACACTAGACAATCACCCCGGATCTTTAAGGGAAGCTATCGCTGAATTCAGGAGAGGAAATATACGGGTGAAGGAGAACAACGGAGCGAGCATCACCAAGCTCGAGAACCTTTTGGGTGTTGTTGCTCGTGTGCCTCAAGAGACTGCTTCTCAAATGGTAGCGGACCA